ACAGCCGATGCGAAATTTAGAGCGGCAGGCGTAGACGCCTCAAATGACGCACCGAGCTCGCCAATCCAATCGACTGACATAGCCGAGGACATAGCGTCTGAGGCTGCCCCCTTAACACCTGCTGCCGCGCCTTTGTAAGGGTTGTCTGGCTCTAAGGGCTTGAGAACCGACGGCTTTGCAAGCTCGGTATTGAATTGCTCGTTTATGGTAGAAATAAAGCTACGGACGAGAAGAATGGCTTCGTTGATCCAATGCCGGATGTTGTCCGCCAGCAGATATCCCGCTTGGTAAGCTAAGTCGCCAAAGGCTGCGGGTAGTTGGTTCCAAGTAGCCAATACGGCGTTGAAACTTCCTACCAAGGCACCAACGATGAAGTTCGCCGCATCCTTGACGATCTGCACCACATCAACGCCGATGGCTTTCTTTATCTCATCCCGGAAGTGGTAGATCGCGGTCACAGCGACGGCAATCCCGATAGCCAGCGCGCCTAGAGGGTTCGCTAGGATCGCCGCCTTCAGCGCATTCAATGCTCCGACAAGACCGACCCCTATTGCCACCGCAAGGTTGCCAACGCCCGCGAGAATAGCGGGGGCAGCCATAATCGCCAGCGAGCCGCCAGCAACCGCCGCGTACTCTGCCACAGTAGGCAGGTATTGGATCATCTGGCGTAGAAAGCCGCTTAGGGCATCAAACCCCGCACCCACAACCGCAAGAGCCGGGGACAAGGACGCGACAGCCGCCAGAGCGACATCAGCAAACGCCTGCCCCATGTCCCGCATGGACTGGTTGAATTCGCGGAGCCGCGCGCCGTCCTCTCCTGAAATGACCGAAGCGCCTTCGCCAAGCTTCCGGAACCCTTCGCCACCTTGCTCCAGGAGCGGAATGAGCGCCGTCACGTCCGACGCCATGGCCTCCAGGTAGAAGGTCATCTGCTGTTGATTTACGCCGGCTTTCTGTAGGCTGTCGTAATATAGCTGCAGAGCCTCGGGCCCGGAGAGCCGCTTGAAGGCATCGATGGTCACACCGACTTTCGGAGCAATGTTCTCGAAGAAATCAGCCATCGGGCCGCCGCCGGTCTGGCTGAAATCACCGATGCGATCGTTCACGTCCTTGAAAATGTCCGCAAGCTTGTCGGCTTCGATGCCAACAGTGCGTGCGGCATATGCAAGACGCTGAAAGCTCTCGAATGAGGTATTCGAGACCTGTGCGCGCTTCGCGATATCATCAACTGACGCGAGCGTGTTCTTCAGTGAGACGGCAAGACCCGCTAAAGCTGCAGCGCCAGCCGCGGCGACTGCCGTAAAAGCAACCTTAAGACCATTGCCGAAAGCACTGGTACTCTTCTCCGCGCTCTTCAGACCGTTCTGAAACTCGGCGCTGTCGAGGCCAAGGTTAACGCGCAGAGCGCCGATTACCGCTGATGCCATGTTATCTGACTCTCATTCCGAAACGCGTGGGCCTTGGCAGAGGGAGGGTGCGGCCCCACGTCGCTTACTGCGGCTTACGCTTTCGCCCTGCCAGCCAAGAACGCGTGACCGCCTCGATTTCTTCCGGCGTCATCCGCCTGCCACGAGGACGGTTCGCTGCGCCTATGAGCTTCTCCAGCTTCACGAACTTGCTGGGCTTCTGAGGCGCATAGGCAGTGAGATATGCCGTATGCCAAGCATGGAAGAGCAGTTCGTCATGCTCTCGCTTCCAATTATTCGACACGCCTTCGATGATGAGACTGACCTCGTAGAGCGTCAGTTCCCAGAACAACTCGTACGGCTGCCCCGCCTCACACCAAGCAGTAATCAGCGACGGCCAGTCTATCCGGTCGTCGCCTTCCGAGGGCGCGCAGCACCTGCCTTAGCGCCCTTTGGCTGCATCAGTTCGAACGCCTTGCCAAGTAGCGTGCCAGCCTGCTCGTGGCCGATGTCATCTATGATGTCGTCGCAATCCTCCATCGTGACATCTGGGTGATGACGCTTGAGCGCTGCGCAAAATACCTGCGTAAGGAGTGAGATTGAAGCCGTTGCCTCATTCGACAAGTCCTTGCCGATCTGGGTGAAGGATTTGCCCGTCTCGTTCTCGACGTGACGGACAGCCCCATTCCCGAGCTTCAGCGTCCAATCTTTGCCGATCGCCGTGAAGCCAACTTCGCCTCTGATGTCGTTCGCCATTAGGCTGCCGTCCCCCAGGTTTCAGCGCCGGAGACCGCAACCGTGATGGTTGCCGTCATACGGTCGTCGATAGGAATAGCCTTCGAATAGCCGATAATGCTCGCTTCGTAGGTGACGGTGACACCATTCGGGAAAGTGATCCTGTGCTCGACCACTTCGCCGGACTCAAAGAGCTCTCGAAGCATTACGTCGGTATCACTGCCGGGAACCCAGTTGATTTCGAAGGACGCCTCGCCATTGTCGATCAAGCCGCTGATATACTCGCGGCGGCGGTTCGGGCTCTGCATATGTGTGGCGTCGACCCGGTCCGCGGTCGCTTCGCCCGGGGTCACGTTTGTAACCTCTGCGACCCCCACGAATGCGGGGACAGTCAAGCTGTCGTCCCAGATTTCATACTTGGTGTTGTAACCAATCATTGCCTCAGTGGCCATTTCTGGTGCTCCTATACAGGCGTGTGGTGGATCATGATGTCGATGGAGGTGCGGTAGAGCTGCGTAACGTCCCCAGCATCCGAGGCTGGCAGGTCCTGAACGCTCTCAATGAAGATACCTTGGAAGCGGGTCGAGCCGACCACGCCGGTAAAGCCGGAGAGCAGAGCCTGAACGGCCTGCGCCGTTGAGAACGTCGACGGCCAGGTGTTCCCGTAGACGTCGATCTGCACCCTCGTCCGAACGAAACCATTCGGCCCGGCCATCGTGTAGTTGGGGTTGCCCGAGACCCGGTTCAGGACAAGATGGGGATATGGCTCACCCTGCGGCGCTCGCACATAGTACCGCCGCCCACCTGCGACCGGCGCAAGCAGGGATAGCAACGCTGCTTCCATTGAGCTATTTGCCTTTCGCTGCCTGTCGGGCGGCTTTGCGTGCGAGACGCTGCGCCGCTTTCTCGATCTCGGCCCACATCTCATCGCCTATCTGGGGAATAAGCTCTTCCCTGTGCTGGTCCCACGCGGGTCGCGCGAACGGCTGTGGCCCATGGTGGACGGTGCCGAATTCCTGCAAATGAGCCTGCGGGACGGGCCCTGCCCCGACGAAAACTTCAACAGACGCCTTGTCGTCCTTGAACATCTTCCGGTGCAAGCCGCGTTGCCGCTTCGAGAGTTGCGTGCCGACGCCTATGGATGAGCGGAGATCATTGCCGCCGGTCTTCGGGTCATCAGGGGCCTTCGCCTTCATCGTGTCGGCCATCGGCTGCGCGACCTTCCGCAGAACGCGCCGCATCACGTTCTTGGCGGTGGCCTTTGGGAGCTCGGCTAGAGCCTTGTCCAGTTCCTCAAAGCCTTCTGTGCGCACCGTCGTCTTCATCTAATCGGTATCCACATTCGTCGTGATCTCGATGAAGCGGCGACGACCATCCTGTGTCTCTTTGGTGCCGATGATATTGTACCTGCGACCTTCGTGCTCCAACTCATCGCTCGGCAGAATGCCGGCTGTGCGCTCTGAGTGGCGGACGATGAACCGCGTCATACGGTAGCCGCCGACGCTGCCCGCCGCCATGCGCTCGCCGTCGGAGGCGTCCTGGCGTGCTGCCCATACGGTGAACTCGATCGCCTTGCCCGGGGTTGGCAGGTTCCATTCGTCTCTTCCGCCTTCTGTCTGGCGGCGTATGGTGATGCGACGATCAAGTTTCTGAGCGACGGTCATTAGATCCCCATCCGCCGATACTTGCTTATGAGCGCATCCTCAGCCCGCTCAAGATGCTGAAGGTTCGCTTGCACGGCCTCGTCCAGCATCATCTGCACGCGGAGTTTAATGGCCGTCTTGATGTCGTGTGGCACCTCCGCATAGCCCGCCCGATACGTCACCGAGACCGCGCCGCTTTCATGCAGATCGGTGGGTAACTGGTAGCTGGCGTCGAAGCGCACGCTTGCCCTGCCCGCGCTGTCTATGCGCAAGGAGTAGGAGGAAGGTGACACCGTCGCTAGCTGGCCATCCGGGCGGCGATAGGTCACTGCCATGCCTTCCGGCTGCACTGGGCCGACAAGCAGGCG